GATAAACGAGGTAAAAAGGGAAAGGAAAAACCTTTATATGGTGGGGCTTTTAGTGGGGATGATGTAGAAAGAATAATGAATAATAAAGGTTTGGAAGCACTTGAACAAGAACAAGAAACAAGAGCTAGTTCTATGGATGGTATGTATGAAGAAACTACTAATGGATTGAGAAGTGCAGATGTTAATCTTTATATTTCACAAGGTATGAGTGAGGAAGAAGCTCTTGAGAAGAGTAGAAATGAATCTGGCCCACATGAACAGAGTTATACCACTGGATATATGGAAAGAATGCATTGGATGGATTATATTTCAGGTGATGTTGATGGTAGAGTGGTTGGTGAAATGGGTGAAAATTCACATCCACCAAGACATATTAGAGAATGTTTGGCAAAACAAACAGGATTTGATGGAGACCCAAATGCTGACCCTGATAAATTAAAAGAACATATACTAAAAAATGTTAGAGCAGATTCTGAAAATCAAACTCTCACATTTGTAAATAAAGAAAGTGGTGAAACAAGAACTTTAGGAAATGACACACATAGATTGGCTGGTAGAAATGAGAAAATGGCAGGTGCATTTGGTCCTGATATGGTGAAGTGTTTGAAAAGTAAAGGAGCTTCATAATGAAAACACAACTATTATGTACATTTACTAAACGAAATAAATTTTATGAAACAATAGATATTATTATTGCGTGTAATGATATTGTGTTTGATAAGATATATGCATTTCAGAACGAGAATGACCATCATCAATTAATATGTACATATAATGTAGAATATGATGAAGATTTTATTGAAAATATACCAGATACTATTTCATTACATAGAAAAAAGAATACAAATACATTATATACAATTAATGCATTGAATGATTTAATTCGTGAGTTAAATGGTGGGAAATTAGACAAGACATTTCCCATAGAATGGGAAAATTATAAAAACAGTTTATTACTTACAAACGAAGAAGGTCTCAATAAAATACCAACAAGAATTTATACCATAGTAAATGTGAAAACTTGGGATAAAGATAAAAATAAAAAATAAAATGTATTTTCAATAAATTGATTATACTTATTTATGTATCAAGGTTATACTTGATTAAAAAATACTAATTAAATACTTAAAAATAGGAGATAAAAAATGGATTTAAACGCAATCAAAAAACGTCTTAATCAACTTCAAACATCAAACACAAGAACATCTAATCTTTGGAAACCACAACCAGGTTCACAAGTGGTTAGAATTGTTCCTTATAAATTCAATCAAAGTAATCCTTTTATTGAATTATACTTTCACTATGATTTAGGTGGTAAGAATTATCTTTCACCAATTTCATTTGGTCGCCCGGACCCAATTGAAGAGTTTGCTCAAAAACTCAAATCAACAGGTTCTAAAGATGACTACCGTTTAGGTAGAAAGGTTGAAGCAAAAATGAGAACTTTTGCTCCAGTCGTAGTTCGTGGCGAAGATAATGAAGGTGTTCGTTTTTGGGGTTTCGGAAAAACAGTTTATCAAGAACTGTTATCAATCATTGCAGATCCAGACTATGGTGATATTACAGACCCAGTAAGTGGTCGTGATGTTGCTGTAGAATTCAAAACTGCTGAGGAAACAGGTAAATCTTTTCCCTCAACGTCAATCAGAGTGAAACCAAATCAAACTCCAATTACAGAAGATGCATCTGTTCTTGAATCAATCAAAGAAACGCAAAAGAATATTACTGAAATTTATCAGGAACGTTCTTATGACGAATTGACTCAGGCTCTTAATGACTACTTAAATGGTAGTTCAGAAAAGACTGAAGAAAAAGTAGAAGAAACAGTAAAAGCTGTTCCTGAAACAAAATCTTATGATTCAAAGAAAACATCAGATGCGTTTGATGATTTATTTAATAACTAAATAAAATAATATAGGGTGGCTAGGGTTAAGAGCTACTGTTTGTTCCATGCATGTAAAACGCACCGACATCTGGAGCCACTTATATTTATAGGAGATTTTTATGTCAACACGAGATGAATTGGCTGGTGTCTTAGCCGACACCTTAAATAAACAGTTCAAGGATATGAAAGTTGCATATTTCTTGGATGGCACCGATACAACACCTACAGATATAAAAGATTTTATATCAACTGGTTCTACTATGTTAGATTTAGCAATATCAAATAAACCAGAAGGTGGTATTGCAGTCGGTAGAATTACTGAAATCAATGGATTGGAATCAAGTGGTAAATCACTACTTGGAGCTCATACATTAGCTGAAACTCAGAAAAAGGGTGGTGTAGCTGTTTATATAGATACAGAAACTGCTGTTAGTACTGAGTTTCTCGGTTCTATTGGTGTAGATGTAGAAAATATGTTGTATTTACACTTAGAAACAGTAGAAGATATATTTACAGCAATAGAAGAAATTGTAACTAAAGTTCGTGAATCAGATAAAGATAGGTTAGTAACTATCCTTGTAGATTCACTTGCAGCCGCTACAACTAAAGTAGAGTTAGAAGCTGAGTTTGATAAAGATGGTTGGGCTACAAGTAAAGCAATTATACTATCAAAAGCTATGAGGAAAATTACTCAGATGATTGGTAGACAAAAGATAGCTTTAGTATTCACTAATCAACTTAGACAAAAACTTGGAGTAATGTTTGGAGACCCTTGGACTACAAGTGGTGGTAAAGCATTACCGTTTCACGCATCAACACGTATCAGATTAAAAAATCTAGGTCAAATTAAAGATAAAAAGAATAATAATATTGGTATAAAGATGAGAGCTCAGGTCATTAAAAATAGATTAGGACCTCCAATGAGACATGCTGATTTTGAACTTTACTTTGAAACAGGTATTGATGACGATGGTAGTTGGTTAAAAGTTATGAAAGAACATAAACTTGTAAAACAAGGCGGTGCCTGGTATACCATGAATAATCATAACGGTAAAGAACTTAAATTTCAATCTAAAGATTGGACTGAACAACTTAAAGATAAAGACTTTAAAGAGCATTGTTACAACTTAATTTGTGATAAAGTAATTCTCAAATATGAAAAGAACTTTGGCATAGATGATGTAGTTGTGGAAGAAGAAATAAGTGAGTAATGAAAAATATCTTTCTATACTTGAAGAAATCAAGAAGAAGGGTGGCTCTTTAGATAGCGGCGAACCTAATGATAAAGTACTTATAATAGATGGTCTAAATACTTTTATACGAGTATTTAGTGTTATACCGACTACTAACGATGATGGTATTCATGTTGGTGGAATAGTTGGTTTTCTTAGAAGTATTGGTTATACTATAAATATGTTTAGACCTACCCGCGTTATCATAGTATTTGATGGCAAAGGTGGGTCTACCCGCCGCAGGAAGTTATATCCCGAATATAAAGCAAAACGAAAAACAAAATATAGAGTAAATAGAGCATATGATTTCGCATCTCAAGAAGATGAGAAACAAAATATGATAATGCAGTTACAGAGAGTAGTTGAATATTTAGAAACACTACCTGTAACTGTTTTATCTTATGATAACATTGAAGCAGATGATACGATAGGTTATCTATGTAGACAAGTTCTAACTGATTCTAAAATTACAGTTATGTCTACTGATAAAGATTTTCTCCAGTTAGCGAATGGTAGAATTAAGATATGGAGTCCGACTAAAAAGAAAATGTATGATGAAGATACTGTATTAGATGAATTTGGTATTTCTTCTCATAATCTTATTTGGTATAGAGTATTAGATGGTGATAAATCAGATAACATTCCAGGTGTAAGAGGTTTAGGACTAAAAACAATACAAAAAAAATTACCATTTTTGAGTGAAAATCGTATAGTTGATATGGATGAAGTTTTAGATGTTTTACCCGAATCAAAGGATACTATAGAATTAAATTATAAGTTAATGCAGTTATCAGATGTAGATATTTCAGGTTCTACAAAAACTAAAATAATAGATAGAGTAAATGAACCCATTAATAGATTAATAAAATATAAGTTTCAAACGATGTTTTTAGAAGATAAGTTATATACAGCTTTACCAAATGTTAATAGTTGGTTACTTACTAACTTTAATCAATTAAATCATTGTGCTGAGAAAACTCATGGGTAAAGAATATAAAAAAATATTACCATTAAAAGATAATGAAAAAGTAGTAGACCAAGTTGGATGGTTACCCTTATCAGTTATTGAGCCAAGTAGAAAATCAAAAGTTAAATGGAAAAACGCTTATTTAAACGATGGCTTATCAGAAAAAAGACGAAGTGAAGATAGTGAATATCTCCCAGGCCTTGGTTTTAGTGAGTTCCATGCAGGTCTTACTGAAGACTTAATACATTATTGGTCAGTAGTAGATAGTGTTGTAGTAGATCCATTTGCTGGTAGAGCGACAAGGGCATTTGTAACATCTAAACTTGGAAGAAAATATTATGGTTATGATATAGCACCAAAAACTGTTGAACGAGTTAAAAAACATTTAGACAGTTTCAGTATTGATGCTACTATTTATTTAGAGAATGGTTGTGAAATGAAACATACTGTAAACGATTTTGCAGATTTAGTTATGACTTGTCCACCATATCAACAATTAGAGAAATATGAATCTGTTAAAAATCAATTATCAGATATAAATGATTATGAAACATTTTTAGGAATGTTAAAGTTATGTGCTGTTAACATTAAAAGGGTTTTAAAACCTGGTGGATTTTTAGTTTGGGTATGTGCTGATTGGAGAGATGGAAAAGAGTTTCGTTCATTTCATACCGATTCAATTCAAATGTTTAAAAATGTTGGATTAAAGTATCATGATTTAATTGTGATGAAAAATAAAAGTCCGTTTGCTAGTATGCAAATAGGTAAAGTAGCAGCAAATAGATATACAAGTAAAATACACGAGTATATTTTAGTTTTTAGGAAAGAGGGTGAATTGAACTACCCGTCAAATGATATACGAACACAAGTAAGTAAATGGTGGTAAGATGAGTGAAACACTAACACAATTTGGAACATCATTTCAATCTAAGATTATCGCATCTTTGTTAAGAGATGTAAAATTTATACAAACTATTAATGATATTTTAGAACCTGATATGTTTGACTCAGATTCTAATAAATGGTTAGTAAAAGTAATAAGAGATTATTTTTATGAATATAAAAAACAACCTACATTGGATGTTTTGAAGTATAAGTTAGATGAGATAGATAATGATGTTTTAAAAGTTGGAGTGGTAGATAAATTACGGGATGTTTGGCAAAATATTGAAGCGACTGATTTAGAATTTGTTGAAGAACAGACTTTAGATTTTTGTAAGAATCAAACATTAAAAGGAGCCATATTAAATTCAGTTGAGTTGTTAGAAAATAAAGATTATGATGGTATAAAGAGTATTATAGATGAAGCGATGAAAGCTGGTAGTACAAGAGATTTAGGTCACGATTATTTAGTTTCGTTAGAAGATAGACTTACTCAATCAGCGAGAATAACAGTAAAAACACCGTGGGATATAGTAAATGAAATTATAGATGGTGGTTTGGGAGTTGGTGAATTAGGTGTTGTAGTGGCACCAGCTGGTATTGGTAAATCTTGGACACTACAATGTATAGGAGCTGGAGCATTAAGAGATGGTAAAACTGTAGTTCATTATACATTAGAGTTGAATGAGAATTATGTCGGTTTACGATATGATTCTATTTTTAGTGGAGTTACTACAGCAAATATAAAATATTATAAAGAAGATGTAAAAAGTAAGTTAGAAAAACTTCCAGGTAAACTATTAATAAAATATTTTCCAACAAAATCAGCAAGTGTACAGACATTAGGGGCACATTTAAGACAAATAGAATTAAGTGGGATAAAACCGGATGTAGTATTAGTAGATTATGCAGATATATTAAAATTAACAGGTAACTTTAGAGAGAAGAGACATGCTATAGGTAATACATATGAAGATTTAAGAGGATTAGCCGGTGAGTTAGAAATACCGATATGGACAGCTTCACAAGCTAATCGTTCAGCGTTAGAAGAAGATGTAATCGGAGCTGATAAAATAGCTGAAGATTATAGTAAAATCATGACTGCCGATTTTGTTATGAGTATGAGTAGAAAAGTAGAAGATAAAATAGCTAATACTGGTAGATTTCATATTATAAAAAATAGATTTGGTATTGATGGTATTACTTATCCTGCTACAATTAATACAAATATTGGTCAAGTTAAGATATTTGAAGGTAGTAGTCAGTTTGGAAAAGAGGCACAATCTAAGATGGATAATAGTCAGGAGTTTTTAAGAAAAGAATTAGCGAACAAATATAAAGATATGGAAAAAAAAGTTGAAGGATTTGAGTAAATGCGGCATATATATTATATTTATGTTTGTTGTAAGGTAGGTAATTCTAAAATGGAGTGTTATTAAATGGAAAAGTTTCAGTTATCAGAAAAATTTATAAATAAGTACAAAAGAAAAAAACCACCATTCGGTTTTAATGGCTTAGGTGAATTAGTTTATATGAGAACTTATTCTCGAATTAAAGACAATGGAAAAAATGAGAGATGGTGGGAGACAATTCAACGAGTTATAGAAGGAACATATTCAATGCAAAAAAATTGGATTGATTCTCATCAATTAGGTTGGAATCCTTGGCAAGCTCAACGGTCAGCTCAAGAAATGTATGACCGAATGTTCAATATGAAGTTTTTACCTCCTGGTCGTGGTCTTTGGGCAATGGGAACAGCTATAACAGAAGAAAAGAATTTATATGCAGCATTAAATAATTGTGCATTCGTATCTACTAAAACACTTAAAGAAGATTATTCAAAACCATTTACATTTTTAATGGACGCCTCTATGTTAGGTGTAGGAGTTGGTTTTGATACAAAAGGTGCGGGTGAAGTTATGATTAAATTACCTAATCCAAATAGAGGTATAGAAGAATATGAGATACCAGATACACGAGAGGGTTGGGTAGAATCATTAAAGTTATTGTTAGAAAGTTATTTTCACAGTACAGCAGAAGTTCAATTTGATTATTCAAAAATTAGACCAGAGGGAGAACCAATCAAAGGTTTTGGTGGAGTATCAAGTGGCCACGAACCACTACAAGAAATTCACGAAGAAATTAGAAAAGTATTAAATAGAAATGTAGGTGAACCTATTACAATTACTACTATTGTAGATGTTATGAATCTTATAGGAAAATGTGTTGTAGCAGGTAATGTAAGACGAACAGCAGAGATTGTATTTGGTGATCCACATAATGAAGAATATTTAGATTTAAAGAATTATAAAGTAAATAAACATAGAGAAACTTATGGGTGGACTTCTAATAATAGTATATTTGCAGAACTCGGTATGGATTATACTGATGTATGTAAGAGAATTAATGATAACGGAGAACCTGGATTCGCTTGGTTAAAGAATATGAGAAAATTCTCTCGTATGCAAAATGGTGGTGATAATAAAGACCATAGAGTTGCAGGTGGTAATCCTTGTTTAGAGCAATCATTGGAAAGTTACGAATTGTGCTGCTTGGTAGAAACGTTTCCATCCAATCACGATTCATTAGAGGACTATCAAAGGACACTTAAATATGCTTATCTGTACGCTAAAACAGTAACACTTGGTAAAACTCATTGGCCAGATACTAATCGCGTTATGTTAAGAAATCGTAGAATTGGATGTTCAGTAAGTGGAGTTGCTCAATTTATTACAAAACATGGAATGGAAGAATTGAGAAAGTGGTTAGAGAAAGGGTATAAAACAATTCATGAGTGGGATTGTATGTATTCAGATTGGTTTGCTATACCAAAATCAATTAAAACTACTTCAGTAAAACCAAGTGGAACGGTTTCATTATTAGTAGGAGCAACACCTGGAATGCACTATCCAGAGTCAAGATTTTACATAAGACGAATGAGGTTATCAAAACATTCAGAGTTAATAGGACCATTGAAAAAAGCAGGTTATAAAATAGAACCGGCATTTGGTTCAGAGGATGCAACCATGGTTGTAGAAGTACCAGTAGATGTGGGTGAGGGAATAAGAACAGCGGCTGAACTTTCGATTTGGGAACAATTCAGTTTGGCCGCCTTCTTACAACGACATTGGGCAGATAACCAAGTTAGTTGTACAGCAACATTCGACCCCGAAACAGAGGCA